AACCCAAATTGGGCCGCGCGTGGCGCTGACCATGTTCGAGAGCAGTCGCCTGCCGGCGGGGTGGGCGGAGACGCTCAACACGATGGACGCGGTGATTGTGCCGGGCCGGTTTTGCCGCGATGTATTTTTGGATTGTGGAATTACCACTGCAATCCATATTGCGCCGCTGGGCGTCAACGAGATCTACCAACCCGCGGCGCGCAACACGGATGGGCCGTGTACGTTCCTGGCCTTCCTGGATCGGGGACTTCGCAAAGGCGGCCTGGTGGCGCTCCATGCGTTTGTGCGGGCGTTTGGGGACGATCCAGAATACCGGTTGATTCTCAAATGCCGGACACCGCGTGTTGAGATGCACATCACGAATCCGAATGTTGAGATAGTGCAACGGGACATGAGCGAGACGGAGTTATACGAATTGTACCTATCCGCTCATTGCCTGGTATTCCCCACCAAGGGCGAAGGCTTCGGCTTGCCGCCGCGTGAGTTTGCCGCGACCGGTGGCATCGCACTCGCCACCGGCTGGGGCGGCACGGCTGACGGTATCGAACAGTGGGGCGTGCCAATACCCTACAAACTCGTGCCGGCAGATTGGCGCGGGGCCAAACGGTTGGAAGGCCAGCCGCTTGGCGAGTGGGCTGAGGTGGATGTTGCGGATGTGGCCGAGGCCATGCGCTACGTGGCGCTGGAACGAGAGCAGTTATTACGCCGGGCGTACAGCCAAGCGCCGCGGGTGCGTGCCATGTATGACTGGCGCAAGTTCGCCGGGCAGGCGTTGAGTACTTACGAGGGGGTGGCCGATGGCGCTCACAGTCGCTACGCAATCGCAAGCTGACAGATTACGGGCCGATACTAACACTACTACAACCAGTCTGCCGGATGCATCGATTGACGACATCTGGACGGAAGCCGGCGAGACATACAGCGGGGTCAGCCTGACCGCCTACACGCGCGTGATTGTCTTTCGGCGCATCCTGGCTGGGGTAATTCCGCTAAATGACTATCGCCAAAACGAGAGCGAGGAGAAAGCCGGCCAGATGTTTGCCAAAGTCGAAAAGGCGCTCAAATTCTGGCAGGATGAACTTGCCGCGGCGGTCGTGTTGGGTGCGGGTAGTGCGGCGCGCTTTGGGCGAACAGCCGGCATACCGGCGCGTGTGAAGGAGTACCCAGGATTATGACCAGTAGCTTACTAAAAAGCGTACAGGACACACGAAAGCATATCGCAAGGGTGGAAGGCTATTTATCCCTCTGTGCTGATCTGTTACGCGGGCGGGCTGCCCGCCACGATGCCAGCAAACTACAGGAGCCGGAGCTATCCGGCTATGCTGGGTTATCCGACGCGCTGCAAGGGTTGCAGTACGGCACGCCGGAGCATCGAGCGGCCTTCGCACCATTCAAGGCGATCATTCAACATCACTATGAGCACAACAGCCATCATCCAGAGTACTGGCCGGATGGCGTCGATGACATGAGTTTGCTTGATGTAATCGAAATGTTGTGTGACTGGAAAGCGGCTAGCGAACGGGGGAATGGTGATTTTGCCGAGTCTATCAGGGTCAGTATGGAGAGATTCAAAATTAGCGATCAACTGGCAGCGATTCTCCTCAATACTGCCACAGAGATCGGTTGGGTGAACCCATGAGCATCAGCCTATCTTCCTGGTTCGGCGTCGCCAGCGCACTCGCGCCTACCCCGACCGCAACCGAGGCCCAGCGCGCCGCCCTGGCGTGGAAGCGCATTCAGGACAAGCCTGCATCGGTCGCGTTCAAGACCGCGGCCGGCACAACCCTGGCCGCGCAAACGGTGCGGCTCGAATCCGACAGCAACGCCAGCCAGGCCACGAGCGCCGCCGGTCTTGCGCCGGTGCGGCGTGTGGTGGTGTTTGGTGTGCGTAATCACGCCACGGTTGCGGACACTAACATGGCGGAGGGTTACAGGTTCGTTTACGGTTCGGATCAGCTAAGAATCGTTGACATAATTCTCACGCTGGGTGAGGTTCAGGGGATAGGGGAGGCTACCGGATGACAAAGCGCGCATTTCTCGTACTCGGCCCCGAATCGAGCGGCACGCGGCTGATGACTTGCCTGCTCATTTCCGCCGGCTGCTACGGCGACGATGGCCACGAGCAGCGGCTAGATCACGGGTTGCCGGTTGCCGAACCGCTCATTGTCTGGCGGCGCAGTTTGCCGCACCGCGGAGAATGGCCGGACTTGCGCGCCATAATCCGTAATCTAAAAGGCGCTGGCTATGAGACTACAGCGCTGGTGATGAGCCGCGATTGGCACGCGTTGGTGCAAAGTCAACTTGCCGCACCGCACGCATTGGACACGGAGACGGCGCTGGCGCAAATTCGCCAGGCGTATGCGCTAATTTTCTACATGTTGCACGTGACCGACACGCCGAGCGAGATTGTGAATCTGGAAGCGCTGATCCAGCGGCCAAACGAAGTGGCCGGCCACTTGATGCAGCGGCTGGGATTGCCCCAGCCAACGGGCGTTGAGATTTACGACGCTAACGCAAAATACTACAGCGCGCTGCCACTGGTGCGAGACGCGGAGACGGTGCGCCGCGTGATGATGGAGAAATACGGTTTCGAGCCGACTTCTGAGTTTATTGCGGATTTTGTTAGCTTCGTTGAGGCGATGACAGATGAGTCGTGAATCGGATGTCGCCACACGCCTAAATGACGTAACGCTGTTGGCCACGCTGACCGGCGGCATATTCCAATACAGCGCTGTAGGGCTGGAAGGCATCACGCGCGAGACCGCCGCCGCGTTCGACGGGTCTGGATGGCTGAAACCCTGTGCGCTGGTCAAGCAACGCGGTTTGATACCCGATGGGATTCTACAGGACGAAATGGTGCAGAAGATCAGCACGCGCCAGGTGGTGGAGGTTTGGTTCTACGCCGACAGCGGAGCCGGTTACGCCGGCCTTGACACAGCGATGGCGCGGGTGTTTGTACTGCTCTATGGCTACCAGTTCACCGGTGCGTTTCCGGCGCAACTGGTCAACGTGATTGACCGACAGCGCGATGTCGGCGCACTGACCGGCGCGTGCATGGCGCGACAAGATTGGTTGATTGTGAGTATTTTTGGATAAGGAGTTTATACAATGCCTTTGCAAACGTTCCACAGAGGGTTGCGCGATCTAAAAGTGGCCTCATGGACTTCGCCCGCTTCGTATGGCACCGCCTACGACGTGCTGGGCGCGCGCGAGATGTCCGTTGAGTTCCAGATGGAGACGGACGAATTGCGCGGGGATGACGTAGTTTTGGATCGGTACACTCGTTTGGTGGCGGCCACATTCCGCCTTAGCAACGCCGCCGTCGATCTCAATTTGCTCGACATTCTGCTTGGCGGTACGTTGGTATCGAATGCCAGTTACGAAGACTTCTTTGTCGGTGAGAATGATGACGTGCCCTATGTCGCCATTGCAGGCAGGGTGGTGGGCAGTGGCGGCACGAATGACCTGCATATTTTCGCGCCCAAATGCAAATTGGCCGGTAACCTGCAATACTCGGCACAGGTGGACACCTACCTGATTCCGCAGGCCCAATTTCAAGCGGTGCATGAAGGCACGGCCAATGGGATTATTCGCCTGCGCAATTTCACCGCTGCCACCGGCCTCGAGATTCCTCTGCGTACTAGCACCGGAGGACTGTAATGGCGGACACCCCTACGCCGGGTAACGAGTGGCGCAAGCCGCGCGAGGAAGGTTACGTGATTAAGCTAATCACGTCCGGCAACACTGTGCGCCTGCGTCCGGTGGCGCTCGACATGCTGATCGCGAGCGGTTCCATCCCCGACATTCTCACGCCGGCGGCGGCAAAAATCCTGTGGGATGGACCAGACGCCGGCCTGATTGCCGCGCGCAGCGAGATAGACCACGAGTTTATCGACCTGGTGAACGTGGTTGTGCCGGCCGCCATGCTGTACCCGCGCGTGGTGGACACCCCGCAGGCGGATGACGAAATCTCACTCGATGATCTCGACTTTAGCGATAAGGTCGCGATCTATCAGCTTGCCATTCAGCCCGCGGCGGTGCTGCGTCGCTTTCGTGACCAACAAGCGACAGATGTGGAGCTTGTACGTGACGGCCAAGACGACGAGCCAGCGCCCGAGTAGCTTAGTGAAAATCCAGGATGATTGGGCGGCGCTGCAATTCGACAATGCGGTGACGCTGCTAGGACTGGCCATCGAAAACGCGGCGCAGGAACTAGAGAAAGTGGGCGACGACATGAAGCCTAGATACACGATGGCGCAACTACTCGACCAGGGATTCCGCCTGCCGGCTAACGCCGAACCGGACGCAGATACAGCTATGTTGCGCGGGGTCGATGGTGTGATATTCGACGAGGTGGGCTAATGCCCTTCATATGGCAACGCCGGCCAGAACAGGCTTTGGGCGAACTGACCGAAGCCTACGTACTAGCCATCCGGCGGGGGGTGCTGGTGCTGGCGGAGCGCTATACCGGCGAAATAGAATCATGGATGAAAGACAACGCGCCGTGGACGGACCGCACGGGCGAGGCGCGCCGCACGCTACACAGCGAAGTGCTGGAGATTGCCGATCAGGCCGTAGTCATCATCCTGGGGCATGGCCAGGATTATGGCGTATTTCTCGAACTAAAATTCGGTGGGCGTGATTCCGTGATATTCCCGGCACTCGATTATTTTCTGCCACGCATTGGGGCCGACGTGCAAGTCATGTTGAGGGGGATTCGCTAATGGGTTTCGGCGCAGTAACAGGCGGATTTGCCGGCGGCACAGAGTTAGGGGCCGCTCATGGCTCCGTCGTCATCGACCTGGATCAGCTGCGCAGCGCAGCGCAAACAGCGCGCCAACTGGGTCGCCAAATCGAGCAGTCGCTGGGTGGCATTTCCGCCGGCACACAAAAGGCCGAGGCTGGTATCGGGAGTCTGTCGGCCTCACTCACGCGTCTGGGCGGCGCGTTCGGCATCGTGGGCGGTGCGGCTGCGTTGGTGGCGATCACGCGCTTTGTCGGACAATCAGACGCGCTGGCTACATCCTACCGGCGGCAGAACGTGGCCGCAGAGAGTTTGGCCGGGTCGCAACAGAAGTTAAATGCGTTGCTAACAACCTACGACCGTGTAACCGGCGGCGTGATCGGCAAGGCGCAGGCGCTGGCTGATGTGACATCACTCCAGGCGATTGGGTTTGCCGACACAACGCAGGAGATGGAGCGCTTCGTCACCGCGGCACGCGGGATTAGTATAGCGACCGGGCGCAGCCTGGATTACGTCATCAGCCAATTGCAGCTTGCCATTGCCAATCAATCGGCGCTGCGGCTTGACCAAATCGGGCTAGGTGTTGACGAGGTTCAAAACAGGGTTGAACAATTAAAAAACTCCGAGACCGGCCTGACTGACGCGATGGTTTACCAAAACGCCGTTCTGGGCCTCGCTGAGCAGAAGTTTGGGGCGTTGGTAAAATCGGTCGAAGCGCAAGCCACCGGCGCGGAGAAAGCGCGCAAAGCCTGGCGAGATTTGTCGCTCGTGGTCGGGGAGACATTCGGGCCGGCAGTTTCAGCCGTGCTATCTGGCATTGCGCGCGAGGTCGATGGACTGGCGGCCAGCCTGCAACATGTCGCCGCAATTCTGGCCGCCATCCGCGCGGGCGATTTTAACGCGTACATTAAAACATCGATTGATTTTGGCAACGCCAT